CACCTGAGCCTTGCGGATATCATAGCCATAGGGCGTATCATAATCACTGTAGGTATCCTTCGGCTTAGTGTAATCATAGGTTTTGTATTCGGGCATATAGTCCTTCCAAGAGCCCGTCGGCATGCGGAAGTTATATGCGGTATAAGTAGCCATTACTTGACCCCCTTCAATACTTCGATCTCGTGCATCAGTTCGGAGATCGTATCGTTATACTTACGGACAAAGGAAAAGAGAAAGTCCTCCATCTGCTTCAATCTGCCTTCCGGCGTCGCCGCGTCAATGCGCGGGAGCTGTTCATACATTACAGATCACTTCCCTGTATCAATGTTTTTGAGATAGAGTATATCTTGACGCCTCCGACGCCCTCCAGCCTGAGCCGGAAATGATCACAGCGGCGGGGCTTGATCGGAAGCGTGAACGGTTTCAGGTTGTTCCCCTCGATAAAGCACAGCGTCTCCCATATATCAGAGCTGTCATACTGAATCAGGACGCTGATCGTGGCGCCGATATCAAGAGCCAGTCGAAGATTCATGCGGGAAATATACTTTCTGTCGATCTGGGACAGTCCGAAGATGCCGCTCTCGACATACCATCTGATCGGCGTCGTATCCTTTCCGCCTGTTCCGAAGAGAGAGAACGCTCGGCTCTCGGCGTTGATGTAATAAATGTCATCGTCTGCCGCGCACATCTGCTTGATAATGAGATCATCCTCTTTGTGCCACATCCCGCGGGCGGTATCATATACCATCAAAACCGCATGTTCGGAAGCGTCCAGCATACTGATGAAGTACTTTCCATTGAAGGCGCAGGCAACGCCTGCGTGATACCGTTCTTCTCCGAACGCCGCCGAAATCTCCGTCGGAAGGCTCCCGTTATAGGCACATACGCCGTGATTAGAGAGATAAAAGAGCGTTTCATTCACAATCGCGAGCGAGCCGGAGGATCCGCTCTTCACCCCGCGTGCGACGACGCTGTTGATCTGGTACTGCGACGGATAGCTTCCGAATACCGTGTGGATATAGTTCTCCTTGAAGAACACCGGGGACCCAAGATAATTGACCGCGCCGGTCCATACGCCGTCGGTACCGCAGGAAGCGGCATAGCTGTCTGTAGACAGTCCTTCGAAGCATTGCCAGTTCTTGAAGTCGCCCAGCTTAGAGGCGTATATCTCATTGACGGTTTCTCCGTCCGCGTTCAGGCCGTACCGACATCCCCACAGGCGGTTCTTCGATTCGATCACATAGTCCATCACGGGCATTTTGCGGGAGAAGGTCAGCGGATCGGTAACGGTAACGACATTCAGCTCACCGTAGTTCTGCGTACTGTAAAGACTGTTTTCTTTCTTGCTGATAGATACTAAGCCCGAAAAATCCAGTTTTACCGTATAGGGATATTCCGCGCTGGTTGCCGTATCACTGTTTTGTTCTGCGGCATCTGAAGAGGTACAGATCAGGCGTTTGTCCTTTATCAGCGAATTTGTGAAAGAAAAGCCCCGTAGATCATCCTCTTCATACGCTGTCGAACAATACAGGATTGCTGATGATATATTTGTCTGAGGCACAAGAACAACAGAGCCGGGCTTTATCGGAAATTCGACCACCTCCGGCGGCTCTTTGTCGATCATATTCAAATCAATCGCTGCTGTCATGACCAGACCGTTTTCGGTTACCTTCTTCACAATGGAAACGCCGTTCAGATCCGTGAGCTGTTCGTCTGTGAAGCCGCTGAGCCTTACTCCGTCGCCTTCCTTGAATGCCGTGCTGTCGATATCGGCGCCGCTGACGAGCATGTACTCAGAAACAACCGACTGCCAGCTCGAATGTTCAGCGAAATACTTCTTGTATACCGGCTTCGTATCGGAGATATCCAGCCAGATACTGCCGTCCATAGGCTCCTTCGGCGGTTCTTCTCCGATATAGTTAAAGGTGATCGGCGTACCGTCGCTCAGACAAGCGCGGATAGTAGTGTCGGAGGCGGTCGAGAACTCAGCCTCAATACTCCCTTTATCAGGATAATGATCCTGCGCTTCGGCGTCGTATTTCTCTACGTTGATATACTTCTTATCCGGGAGAATGATCAGGTAAGCTCCCATAAGAATCAGCCTGCGCCGCTGTTTATCAGGATTTTCTGTATTGTCAGGGTCAATATTATTCCTGAAATACCAAAACATATCCCCGTTCTTACAGACGTAAATAAACAGTCCGAACGCTTCCGCGGAATAGAAATCGGACTGAAACAGTATTCCTAACGGATACGATCCCTTTGTAGGTCTGTGCTTCTCGGGTATATTTCCTCTTTCCGCTCTGGTGGTCAGCAGCGGATAGCCGGAGGAGCTCATGTTCTGCATATCATAGAACTCGTTCTTCCCGATCCTGAGGTTATGATTATACCCGCCGAAAACCTCGATGAAATCTCTCGAACTGCTTTCGGGCGTCAAAACAGGATACTGCATTACACCCCTCCGTAAAAAGAAAAACGGTGCGGCTTCTTCGGCGTATGATCGCGGTTGTACTGTGCCTCGAAGCGTTTGTAGATCGCATTGAATTCGACGATAGCGTTGTTGTAATTCACTGTCTCCTTCAAGCGGCGGTAAAGCTGCGCCTCCAGATAGCGCACATACATCTCATCATAGGGCGGCGGCACCAAAAGAACGGTATCCGTCGAAGTTTCAGAGGTGTATCCGTTGTACTCCACCTCGTCTGTATAGTTGTCCAGGATCTCCTTCTTGACCTGCCAGTCCAGCCGGGAGAGCCACAGAATATAGGATCCTGTATCCTTAACGTCAGGCGCGAGATCCTGCACCTGAGCGATTGCTTCCTTGATTTTCATGTAATCACTCCATTATCAGAATAGGGAGCCGTAAGCCGACTCCCTATTCCCTTTATTAAGCTTTCTGCTGTCTCTTGCGCTCGTTCTTCCTCAGATCGTTGTGCGCCATCTTCTGGTTCTCGAGGACAGCCAGCACGAAGCGCGGAACCTCGACGTCCTCGCCGTAGGCGATATAGGCGCTGTAGCTGTTCACGGATACGAAACGTCCCTTGCCCTCGTCCGCCTCGGTAGGCGGTGCGATGTTGACGGTCACTTTATCCTCAAAGGGATCGTACTCCTTCTCGGTTTTTGCCATAGGCTCAGTGACGACAGCCTCAGGCTTCTCGGTTTTTGCCATAGAGCGGCCTCCTTGGATTAGTTTGCGGCAAGATCAGCGGTCGCGTAGGTGCCGCCGACCTCCAGCCTTCTGATGTAGCGCTGGACAAGGACCTTTGCGGTCTGCAAAGCCTTCCAGCCAATGGTTGCGCGCTGATCGAGCGGGTCAGCCGTACCCGCAGAACCGAGCTGCTTGATGATGGTCTTGAGACCGCCGCCGGATACGCGGGTCTTGCCGTAGGCGTCCGCACCGAAGAACAGGCAACCGAATACTGCGATACCGCCTGCGCCGCCCTCACCGGGATAGACGACCGCGCCGGCAGATACCGCCTCGGTCAGGCCGGAGGAGAGAGTGATCGTGGAGCCGGTGTTATCCGTAACAGCGTATCTGGTGTTTCCGATGATCACATATCTGCCCTTAAGAGCGTGAGCATCAGGAGCATTGCCGACACTGACGGAGGTAGCGTCCTTGGCGGCATTCGCCGTAACGCTCAGGTTACGCACGTTGCCGTTGCCGAGGTTCGCACCCCTGAAGATCTTCGCCTCGGTGGTCGCCACAAAGCGGACGCCGCCGATCTCGCCGACCTCGCCGGTGAACAGCTTCTTGACATTTGCGGTATACTTCTGGGCGTCTCTCCACTCAGGATCACGCTTGAGGTCGAACAGCGCCTTCGGGTGCGCGATGCAGATGTAATAGCCGTCGATGGTGGGCGCGTTCTGGGAACGAAGCTCGGTGACCTGCTTCTCGACTTCCTTGACGGTCAGCTTGGCGGTACCGTCGAGCATATGGCGGTAGAAGGTCTCGGTCTCGGTGTCGCCGTTCCAGGTGGAAGCGTAGCCGATGTTGGTGATGTCGGCATGGAGCTTATCTCTGGTGACGGTATCGAGCGTCAGACCTGCCTGATCGCCGATCAGACGGACGGTCTCGGTGATCATCGGATCGATCGCAGTCAGCACCAGCTTGTCGGTATACGCGATGAAGCCGCCGTACTGCTGAACGGTCGCGGTGATCGCAGTCACGGACAGGTTCTGCGGATCGGGGGTGACGCCCTCGATCAGCGGCTCCAAAGCCTTGCCGAGAGAATCGAACGCGCGGAACTCGATCGTCTGACCGGCGCGTTCGGGAATATCGCGCTCCTGACCGAACTGCATGTGAACCAGCTTCGCCTGCGCGTAGCGGATCAGCTGCTTGTCATAATAGGTCTTGTTTTCCGGGGCGAGCGCCTCGGCGGTGGTGTTGTTCGCGGGCTGAGCGGAAGGATCATACGCGAACAGCTGAAGAATAGCGGTATACGCTAAGTATTTCTTGAACATAATGATCTCCTTTAAATCGAAATAAGATTTGCAGACGATTTAAAAGAGAAGAGCGAGATATCAGGCTAAGCTGATACGCCTTTTACGGGATAATCTGTCTATCTCGTCGAGCTCTTCATCGGTGAGAGACTCCACATCTCTCTTGATGGTAGCGGCAGAATTGAGG